GAAAACATCAACTGGCTTTCGACAGATATCACTAAGCCGACAAAGGCTCAGGTTGAGGCAAAGTTGGCAGAGCTAATCGCTGGCGAGCCGATGGAGCTTTTGCGTGAGGTCAGAAATAGCAAGCTGGCAGAGACAGACCATTGGGGTTTGTCTGACACTGCGGCCATGACCCAAGCCCAGACAGATTATCGTCAAGCTCTGCGTGACATCACCGACAATGCCACCAGCCTCGATGATGTAACGTGGCCGACCAAACCATGAGCAAGCCCACCGTCACATCGGTCAAAGCTGAACTCGACACCCATGAGGCGGTCTGCGCTGAACGCTGGAAGGAGACGATCCTGCGTATCAAGCGCATCGAACATATTATGATCGGCACTGCTGGCACGACGATTGTTTTGTTGTTAGGAATTATTGTTAATGGATGATCCATGTCTTTCTTTTGTTTGTTTTTGTTGGGCTAGGTGAGGATAAACGGCTCGTTAGTAACGATATGTATTTTCGCAGTGTTGATGACTGCGTGTACTTTTCACAGAGACTGCACAAACAGGGACAGAACATCACCGCTTACTGTCTGCCAAAAGTGGTAGACGAGAACACAAAGGTCTACTGATGGACCCAGTATCAGCAATGGCAACTGCCTCTGCCGCCTTTTCAGCCCTTAAGAAGGGCTTTGCCATTGGGCGTGATATTGAATCAATGGCCTCTGACCTGTCCAGGTGGATGGGTGCGCTTTCTGACCTAGATCAGGCCGAAAAAGAAGCCAAGAATCCCCCCATATTCAAGAAACTGTTTGCCGGAAAGAGCGTAGAGCAAGAGGCTGTAGAGGCTTTTGCTGCTAAGAAAAAGGCACAACAACAGCGTTATGAGCTACAGCAATGGATTAGCCTTACTATGGGCAAGTCCAAATGGGATGAGCTTGTGCGTATGGAGGGCCAAATCCGCAAACGTAGGCAGGAAACCCTTTACAGACAAAGAGAACGCCGTCGCAAGTTTGTGGAGATTGTCGCCTGGACGATCATGATTGGCGCAGGTCTAGCCGTCCTTACATCCTTTGTCTTGCTTCTCAAGTCACACTCGGCCAAGGCCAGTGATTGGGCTAATGATTTGACGACATGCCGCCTTGTGAAATGTATCAAATTAGACAAGACACAAGAGGTATGCGTGTACCGAGGTGCGCACAATACACAGGAGACGCTGTTTTTTGAGTATGGCGAGTGGAAACCGCGTGAGTATCTCTGCCAGTGGAATCCAGATCAGCCGCCGCCACCCAATGTGTATGATGTATTAAAGGCCATCAAGGAGAGTCAGTAATGGATGTGACTATGGAACGCTTTTTGGCATGGAAGATTCTGCCAAGGCTTATGATGTTCACAATGACCTTCATGTATATCAGAGTCATCGAATGGGGGATGAGCCTTGACGACTTGTCTACGCAGCAAAGCGCAATGATTAGCGTGGTCAGTGGCGCAATGACCGGCGCTTTTGCAGTGTGGCTTGGGAGTGAAAAGAAATGATTCAGGCACTGATACCGGCTATCACAGAGCTTGCTGGTGGCTGGCTCAAAGGCAAGGCAGAGGAGAAGGCTGCACAGTCTAGGGTCAAAGTAGCCAAAGCAGAGGCTGAAGCAGAGGTGATGAAAGTTGCCGCCACGCATGAAGCTGGCTGGGAAAAGATTATGGCTGAAGCCAGCAAGGATAGCTGGAAGGATGAAGCCTGGACGATTTTATTCATAGTTATCATAGGCATGTGCTTCATCCCGCCTATGCAGCCCTATGTCGATCAAGGCTTTGCGGTGCTGGAGTCCACCCCCGATTGGTTCCAATGGGCAATGTATGCTAGTATCGCTGCGTCATTTGGTTTGAGAGGGATCAAGGGGCTGAAGAAATGACACGCAAGTTTCCAAAAGTTCCCAAGACAAAGGGCGGCGTGCCAAAGAAATATGTGCGCGGTGCCAAAAACCCCAAGAAGCGTGAGGCAGAGATCAAGCGCACGCGGCGTCTTTACAAACAAGGCAAACTCACCAAAGCTATGATGGATCGCATCAGCAGGGAGAGGAGTCGCGGATGAGCAAAGCAGCCGTCATTGACAAATATTCCAAGTCTTCTGGCATATCCAAGTCAACTCTCAGTAAGGTGTACTCCAGAGGGTTGGGTGCATACTATTCTCAGGGCAGTAGACCAAAGGTTTCTGCGCATCAGTGGGCCGCAGGTCGTGTCCGCAGTTTTGCTACCGGCAAAGGCGGGGCGAGAAAGGCAGATGCCGACTTGCTGCGTAAAAGAAAGAAGAAAGCATGATGAAGAAAGCCACAAGGGCAAAGGTGAAGACCGTTGCTAAGAAGCTGCGTGGTGCATCGAAGGCACACGCGGGGCAAGCCAAGATGCTTGAGTCTTTGTTGAAAAAGCCAAAGCGTAAAAGGAGAACATGATGCCTGGTAAGAAACTGTCTCCCAAGCAAAAGAAACTTGCACAGGTTGCTGCGCCTAGAAACAAGATCACCGGCGCTGACTTTGCCAAGCTGCGCAAGGGCAAGAAGAAGAAAGCGCGTGCATGAACAAGGACCAGCTTAGAGAAGAGCTTGCAGAAGACGAAGGCTGCAAGTTTGAGATTTACCTAGACCACTTGGGCTTGCCGACTTTTGGCATTGGGCATCTGGTGGTTGATGGCGATCCTGAACATGGGCAACCTGTAGGTACACCTGTGGATGACGAGCGTGTGCGTCAGGTGTTTGCTTTGGACATTGCCTCGACGCTAGACGAGTGCCAGGTTCTATATCCAGACTTTGATGACTTGCCGGAAGAGTGCCAGCTTATCATTGCAAACATGATGTTCAATATGGGCAGGCCGCGTCTTTCCAAGTTCAAGGGCATGAAAGCTGGGGTCGATGCTAGGGATTGGAACAAGGCTGCTGACGAGATGGTAGACAGTCGTTGGCACGATCAGGTTCCGAATCGCGCCAAGCGGTTGGTAAAGCGTATGAGAGCATTGGCTGATGGTAGCTAAAAGGTTTCAAAATCCCAAAGGTGGCTTGAACCAGAAGGGCAGGGACTTTTTCAAAAGAACCACAGGTGCAAACTTGAAGCGCCCTGTAAAGAGTGGCGATAATCCACGCAGGGCTAGTTTTCTTGCACGCATGGGCAACGCAAAGGGGCCAGAACGAGATGCGAAGGGCAAACCTACCAGGCTTCTGCTTTCTCTCAGGGCATGGGGTGCAAGCAGCAAGGCTGACGCTAGGAAGAAGGCGGCAGCAATCTCCAAACGCAACAAAGCCAAGAAGGGAAAAGCATAATGCCAATGGGAAAAGGAACTTACGGCTCCAAGCGGGGGCGTCCACCAAAGTCAGCGAAGATGAAGAAGCAGGCTGCTACAGCCATAGCGATGAAGAAGGCTGGCAAAAAGCCAAAGCGTAGAATGTCATGACTTGTTGCTTTTGATGTAGCAATCATAACAAATATCCTCGCCAGAGGCGAGTGACACCCAGTTGTCATGGGTATAGTCACAAGCCTTCTGACATCGGGCGCAGTTAAATGGAAGGCTCCTCCTCCGTGTCTTCTGTTTGCTGCGCTTCTTCATTTCTCTTCATCTCCAATCCTACGTTCAAACAAAGCAGGGCATGATTGAGCATTTCGGTGGCGTTCATCGGCTTGGCGTGACACCTGCCATCAAGGCTGACAATAATACCATCGTTACGCGGTATAATCAGAAAAGTCGGCTCCACCATCTGTGATCCTTTCTATCTCTGTTGCAGTGATGTACCACCTGCCCTGAAACTGGTATCCCTTGATAACGCCCTTTTTAAGCAGGCTACGCAGGTGTTGTACCTTGGAGCGCTTGTCAGTACCGAAAAGTATCAGAGCCGCCTCACGGGGGCTTAGAATGGCGCTAGAAGGGGATATCTGGGTCATCGTCCTCTCCTTTGGCTTGTGGCGCAGCGTGCTTGGCGCTGATGACGTTGCCGATAGGCTTCATGGCCCTTTGTGATATGCCGTCAGCGATACTGTCCTCACCCTCGTATTCGGTAACTCTTGAGATACGAATAGAGATAGTATTGTCCTCGTTGACGAACATCGACACTTGGTGGCGCTGGCCCTCTCTGAACATAAGGTCAGCAGGAGCTTTCGACTCATACGAATAAGGTTGCCAGTTACCGTTTGAATACTGTGCCTTTGCTTTTGCATCAGTGTTTGCAAAGAGCTTGATGTAGGTGATGGTTTCATAGCGTCTAGCCATTCTTTTTGAACTCCTTGTTCTTATCTTGGCATGCGGTTTTGATTTCTTGATAGATGTCCGGGTGTTCGCGTCCAGCGACCTGCATCCACTTTTTGGTGAACTCGCTGTTCATCCAATCGTTGAAGCCCTTCTGATCAAACTCTGGCAGGAAGACTTCAGCTTGCCGCTGTAACTCAATGATGTTTTCGTTGATGGTGTCATGCTTCCTGTGTGCTGCGTCTATCTCATCGACGGACGCATACTCACCACCAGCAAGGCCAAGGGATGCCAAGGCACGCCCAATGGCAGAGGTTTCACAGTTTTCCAAAGCACTTGTCTTGTTGACGTTGCCCTGTCCTCTGATTTCCTCGGCCATGCCGCTGCCGACAATCGTGCCATCCATGTTGTGTATTGTGGCCTTGACGACCACGCGCTGCGCATCGTCTACCAGGATGTTTGTGTCCACACCAAAGTCAGTGCCATGCACCTGACGGAACGCTTCCATCCTATGCACAACCTGGGTGTATTTTTTGCCGCCGCGCTGCGTCACGCCATGACTAGCGTTTAGCTCAGAGACAAGCTGCATTGTTTGCTTGAGATCAGCCATTTTTCTCCCCCTGTTCAATGCCAAGTTTATCAGAGATAAGCTCCACAAACAGGGCCAAAGCCTTCTCCATGTCAGCTACCTTCTCGTTGTTTTTGTCTACCGTGCGTTGCAGGTGATCCACTCGCACAAACAATTCGTTGATGCTGTCCTGCATGTCCTCGCGGGTGACATAAGGTGTGCCGATATCAACAGGTTCATGTTTCATCGCTTTGATCCTTGATTAGTGATTTTGCCTTTTTTGCAAACTTACGTTGCGCCTTGGCCTGCCTTCTCTGTTTCTCGTGATCGGGTAAGTCAGCAAACTCAGCACCGCCTCTAACGTAACCTGCGTCCAGCCAAGACCGCTCCCGCATCAATTGTATTTCAAGCGCTGACTTTCCTTCGTATTCTTTGTCTCTCTTCTGATCCGCATCCTCTCGCGATATGTAATCCTCTTCATACAACGCTTCTGGAATGAGCCATATCTGCCCCTTTGGCTTCATGCAGTTTTGTCCAGACTTGTAAAAGGACTTGCCGGATAAACCATACTGAGCGTCTTCATGGTCAACGACGATTCTGCCGCGATCAGTGATGGCTTCGATTTCGTAATGCTCTGGCGGGTACATTTCGCGGTGTGATGCTGTCTTAAGAACAACCACCTTGTCACCGACCTTGGGTGGGTTATTGGTGTAATACGCCTTGGTCATTTCCATGTCTTTGTACTTGTGACGAAACGCATGACCATGCCCAAACCTTCCTCTGAAAGTCTCGTGACTTGCGTTAGGCGTGCTTGGCTTGTCTTTGTCTTCAAACATCTGTGTCTCCCTGAAAAAACTCCTTATGCCACATGACCATCTGGCCGCGCCCTGACTTGGCTTTGCGCCTGCTACCATCGGTGATGATGATGCCTTTGTCCTTCAGGGGCTTGAAACGTGGCGTGATGCTGTTATAAGCATGATGCGGCAGGGCATTGCAGACATCATCGGCAATCGCGCCTGCTGCACCAAACTCCCAGATTGCATCGGCTACTACGCTTTCCATCGCTGTTGCGTCGATGCTTTCTGCGGCGTCGTGGCTAGTCGCAGGGTCATCCCTGCGCACCAGCCTGTAAGTCGGGGTGTCAAACAAATCAGCTAGCATCTTTGATCTCCCCAAACTTACGCTCATATGCACCGCGCATCTTGACGTAGTAGTCAATCGCATCGCGATATCCACGCAGATCATCTGTTGAAATCTTGCCTTCCTTTGGCGGCATCATTGCGTAAAGAATGTGTTCAGCCGATCCCACGACATCAAACTCAGACATCTTGATACCAGCCATAAGTTCTTCTTTTGTGAAGCTGATGCTCACAGGGTTTGCTTTGCGTGCCATTAAAACCTCCATAGTTGGTTGGCTACGTCTACGATTGATGGGCCATGACGCCTTGCGATTTCGTTAAAGTCTGGCTGCACAAGGCCAGCCAGGGTACGCCATGATCCGTTTGCGGCTTTCAGCAGGTTCTGATTGATCTGCCAGCTACGCACTACATCAGCATATGCCTTCTCCAAAGCCTCTGGTTTCAGCGCATCACAGTTGTCGGCGTCGGCTATGTAGTAACCTGACGCACTGACATAGAGCAGTGATGGTGGCTCACCCGTTGCTTTGTTGTAGACAGATTGCTGCATCTGTTGCTGCGCTGTTGGCTGAGTGCCTTCCACCTTGGGTACACGCCACGAGCGGGTGCCGTCCTTCTTAGGTGGGTTGCGCAGGGGCGGCTTGGCTTTCAAATCGGTCTGTTTGCCACCGCCGGAATAATCTTGATAGAGCATGATCGGCACATCAATCTTTGGCTCGTTGTGCCAGCGTTGATATTCACCTTCAATCATGTTGGCGTGTTTAAACGCCTCACGCACACCCTCTGCGGCATGCAAGATCATGTCTGGAATATAGTCTTTGAACGCTTCAAACTCTTCAGCGTCCTTGCCGTCATCCCATGTGCGTGGCTTGTATTTGTTGAAGCGCTGCATAGCCTCTGCAATCGCCTTGGTTTGCTCCATGCCATCTTGCTGACCAATCAGTGGCTGATATTTGTCGAGACCCAGTATTTTGTTTGCGCCGTCCTGCACGACGATGCCACACATAGGACGCGCTGCCATTGGCATCTTCACTTGCAAGTGCCTGCAATACAGCTTGAGAACAAACTCCCATTGGTCCTGTGTTGCGCCTGATGCGCTGTCGTGTGCAGCGCCAAACTCTTTTCTGTACTCTGGTGTTTCTTGTGTCATAACATGCCTTATCGTGTGTTATCGTGTCTTTCGGTAACAGTAATTGCATACCAATTGACTCTGTGTCAACAACAATGTAGAAAAAAAGAAAAAGGAGGTGGCTATGTCACATTTTGCAATCCAAGTTCGTAAGGGCAAAAAAGATGGTGAGCCGGTTTTTTGGGTGGTCAGTGTTACAAACACCGGCACGCATCGAATCGCTTGTTGTGTAGACGAGGAAACAGCACAAGCAGTCGCTGATACATTCAGAGCATGACGTTATCTGAATATCTAAAAGCAAAGAAGATCAGCCAGGCCAAGTTTGCTTACAGGTGTAACTTGTCTCGCGCTACTATCTGCCGGATATTGGATGGCAGCAGGTATCCGTCACCGGAAACCATGCGGCGTATTTTTCTAGCAACAGATGGCGAGGTAAAACCAAATGACTTTTTTGCCGAAAAAATGCGAGGAATGTAACGGCTCTGGCTGGGTGCGTATAGCATCAAGCTGGGACGAGGGCGATGTCGTGCCTGATATTTGCTGGGAGTGTAACGGCACCGGCGACTATCAAGAGTCTGAACCCTTCTCTGACGCTGATATTGACGCGCAGGGTGCTTTACAGTGAGTCGCATGTCACGCAACAAAGGCTCTGCGTTTGAGCGTTGGTGCGTGAACGAAATCAAAGACCATCTTGGCTATGAGAACGTGCGGCGCAATCTTTCTCAATATCAAGAGAAGGGCGGCGCAGATATCCTGATACCGCACTGGTCTATTGAGTGTAAACGCTACGCCAAAGGCCCTGTGGGCGGCTCTGACGCCATGTGGGCGCAGGCTGTGGACTCTGCTGCCCTGCACAAGCTGTCGCCTTGTCTGATCGTAAAATATGACAGGCAGGAGCCAACCTGCCGCCTTTTTCTCTCCAGCGTGAATCCTGAGTTCACTGGCAGTGACGCAACCGTGCTGGTGTCTCTGCCTACATGGTTCTATATCGTGCGAGAAGCTATCCCATTTTAAAAAGGCCAGTATGTCCTACATTCTGTCCCTTGCCAGTCAACACGATCCATGATATTTAAGATTTCTTCTTAGCATTTGCCGTGCAGCAAACGGCGGCATTGCCTAGTAAGCAGCGCAATGCCTTCATGCTTTCCTTTTATTTATATAAAAAAAGGCATGGCTGAGTGCATCGCATAGCAGGCATTGCTTAGGATCATTGCTGCGCAGCATTGCTAGACGATTTTCCTCCCTAAACTAAGAGGGGCTTTCGCCCCTCTCTCTTTTACTTTTTGCGCAATACTCGCCAGCCAATTCTGGGCACCTTGTTGATGCTGACGCTGCGGTTGCCGTGATACCAGCGCACACAGTCTTTGAAGCGCAACGCCTCTATGTCTGTGTCGAAAAGCACCGACTCACCTATTTGCATCTTTGCTGCCAAGTCTCCTGTAGCTGTGCGCGGTCTTCCAAACGTCGTTGCCTTCATGTCTCTGATCCTTTCTCTGCTACTAGCTTGTCATAGACGCGCTGTGACTCCAGCAAAAG